GGTTTTCGTCGCGCATACACGCTTCGATAAGTTCCATGAATTCATTGCTGAGGTTAACACCATGATGCAAGTTTAGTGTACGGAAGTTCTGATCACCTGTCGGCTTACGCATTTCAATAAATGTCAAAATATCCGGGTGATTGATATCTAGGAACGCCGCGTATGAACCACGACGTGTACGCCCCTGACGATACGCCAGAGATCCTGCGTCATACGTTTTCAAGTGGGGCATAACACCGACAGACTTTTCGTCTGCACCACGGATACCCACATGAATTCCTACACCGCCACCTAGCATCGATAGCCAAGAGACTTCACCATAGGTATCAACTAGCCCCTCAGCACTGTCGTCAAGATATGACAGGAAGCATGAGATAGGTAAGCCTTTATTACTACGGCCGTAGGATAGAATAGGCGTAGAAAACGACAGCCAATGTTTGCTGGCGTAATCATAAATTTTCTGTGCGTGTTCTTCGTTTGAAGCAAAGGCCCCAGCAACGAAGGCGAACCGCTCTTGAGGAGATTCCTCTTCATCACGCATATAACTTTCTCTAAGCCGATTAAGGCCCAGTTCGTCAAACAGTTCGTCTTTTTCTAGATCTAATTTTAATTGTATCATTGTTACCTCAGCGGTTGATTTCCTCTAAACCACGCAACCAAAGCTTTACGTCTTCCCAACAGCACTGGACGTGCGATGTGTCTCAAATGAGATGGAAAGATAATTGCAGTACCTCTGGCCTTTGGCGCGTACTTCACAAAATTACCGTTAGGTAAATGCGTTTGTGAATCGATTTGAAGTCTACCGCCGACGTAATCAGATGGATCTGAAAGCTGTATGATGCAGGTTAGTTTTCTAGTTGCTACTTCATCGTGCCCGGAGTCGGTGTGCCAATTATAGAATTGACCAAAGCCGTACTCCAAATACTGAAGGGCCTCGATTTCACCATTAAGATCGAAGTTTAGCCAACGGTCATTTAAGTGCATCACTTGATCCCGGATCTTCAAGTACATCCACGAAGTCTGTACATCCATAGGAATCCAAGCCAGCTTACAGTTCCTAGCTAATCTATCTCTTAATGATGGTTTTAATGATAGCACCTGCCCCTTTGATGTCTCCTGTTCGGACATAAATTTGCAGACACTATCGCACTCTTCTTGGTCAAATAAAGTGAACCAAGTAAATTGATGAGTATGTTTCATAGAGAACCCGCTTTCTTCTTACGGCGGGCTATCTCTCTCTTCAGATAAAACTCAGCCTTTTCTAAGTCTTCAAGAGGAACCTCGTGTTTCTCCTCACAACGCCAAATGTATTTGACGACGTTTCCGAGATTGAAGTTCATGTGTTCAGTTACTTGAATGCACTCCACGCCCGATGGGTGTTTTGTGTAGTGCGGTGGATGGTTCACCATATCCACTTCGGCTCGCTGAGTATTTTTAGCGATATTGACCGTCTGGCCCGAGACAGAGTCTTTGACTACGGTATCGAAGGGGTATGAGTGAGCATAGATTGTTTTCTCCTTTTCGCTCATCAGTGTTTCCTATGTTTTTTTGGGTCAAATTTAATAACATTCAGGGTCTTATCCTGATTGCTCTTCTTCATCTTCTTGACCAGTTCTTCGTCTGGCTCGAAGATTATTTCGACATCCGTTTCTTCTTCATCCGGATAGTCAAAACCATCGAAGCCCGGGGCGGATCTGACGATCTTCCCAGCGGCTATTACATTGTCAGTTTGAGTGTTGATGATGGCGTACACACCCGCCAACAAATCCTGTAGGAATTGCATAGTATCTTCGGGGTAATCTTCATCAAAGCTAAACCCCCCACTGAAGAGCAACCTGCCTTCTTCATCTACAGCGATTTCCATAAATACGGCGTTTGGTATAGGGCCATCATGTTGCGTCATATATTTCTCAATCCGTTAATAATTTTCAATGAAGCTCTATTTTTCCGTTCCTTAATCCACGGCAACGGAACAAGTTTATCGGCGTACGCAAAGCCGTACCGCTCACACCACATGGAGTAAGTAGTTTTCGATCCTTTACGGATTTTGCCGTTACTATTGGTAAAGATGAACCGAAGATCTAAGTCAGGGTATTGCTCTTTAAGAAGCAAATGCTTCCTGCGGTCTTCTATTGTGAACCGCCCCTTAGTTTCGATTACGATACCATTAGGAAGAAGAAAGTCAGGGGTATAATAATGATCACTCTGCGGAATAACATAAGGGATACGGAAACATTCATATTCCGCATCAACCCCACGCTTTTCTAGATCTATCTGTACTTTTTCCTCAAGCCCCGATCTATAGCCATTTGCGATGGCCCTAGCCCGGGGGTTATTTTTATTTTGTCTCATCTGCTTTGTAATCCGTGTACCAGTAATGTCGTGGGCTCTGTGCTTTAGATCCCGTCTGTGGCTGATACTCGGCGTCAGGCCAGCACTCTCTCATGTACGGACAAAACGTACACGTCGTATGCAGACGTTTATTGCCTGTGGGCTTACCTCGGAAAAGTTCATTTGTTGGCTCAAAGCATCTTTCAAATTTCTCATCGAAATCTACCTTGTGAATTGTCTCTGCAATTCGGGACTCCAACTCCTGAATTTCCTGAGTATTCGGTGTAGCTTCTACAACACGAATTTCTCCTGTGCTTTTATTGACGACAATCCAGCCGCCAAGCCCGGTATCTGTGCCCTTAGAGTAGCCTAGCAATTGGGCTGTATACCCGAATGCATCATCCTTAGCTACGCCATGCCAGCCATCTTGCCACTTATTATCATAAGCCCAAGGTGAAGCAGACTTTGTGTCAAAGGTCATGCCATCGATTTCAATATCGTTCTCACCTTCAATGGTAGTACCAGCGATATCAAACTTCGCTTGGGACTTACCCCCGGTGATATTGGCACCTGCAACACGCAACAGAACCTCAACAATGCATTCAACTGCATCGCCAAGCATCATCCTTACTATGTGATTATACGGCAACTTAGACTTCTCTTTGCCCGCTTTCTCCATTTGGAGTTGGCAGACAGGTCGCCCAATGTTGCTCATACGCAACCGGAAAGGTTCCGGCTTCCTATTTAATTGCTTACGCAAGCCTTCTTTGAACATTTCGCCAGCGGCTTCGATCCATTCGTCTTTGCATTCGACTGGTTCACCGTTGGACAACTTGTCCATTGTCATGCGTATTTGCGCTTCTAATGTAGATATAGACATAATAACTCCTTTTCTCAGAGGGAAAAAAGAGGGGCACAAAGCCCCCCTCGGTTCCCAGAGTTATTGATCGTCTTCGAGATCTGCGGACAGATCGTCGCCAACTACTTCAGATACAGCGTCAATTGCATCAGTATCCAGTTGTCCCTCACGAAGAGACTTCTGGTACGAACGCTCAATCACTTCATTCTCGCGCTTAATCATTCCAGCCATGTGTGTCATGGTGTCGAATGTATCTTGATCGATAGGAAGTGTTTTCTTGAGGTCTGGTTTGAAATGCATGACGTAGTAAATAACAGAACCGTTTTGCAGTTCTTCTGCCGTCACATCACACCAGTAGTCGTAGAAATTCGCGCCTTTTGGAATTGACTTGATGAACTCATCCTCGAATGGGGAAAAGTTCGATCCCTTCAATAACATTATAGCAGGTTCGTTCTCTACAGTCACCTCATTTCCATCCGCATCTTTGCCTGTGTAAGAAACAAGTGTACGAAGCTGACGGAAGCATTTGATATCCGTGTACTTCTTTTGTTCCTCTTTAGGCAACTCGCGTAGTACTTTCGATGGCGGTTTACCACATCGTTCGCCACCCTTCATATCACGAGCTTCACAACGGAAGTTCGGGATCAGTAGCGTTTTGTTTACTACCTTGTTCTCTTCCGGATCATAATGAATCCACTGGAACAATTGCGACAATACGCGGATGCGTACCTTCTCAGCGTAAACGGGTTCGTCCATTCCGTTTAGATAGAACAATCCCTGTTCAATCTTCCGGCCCTGCGCGTCCTTACGCATCGTGTTTACCTTCAACATAGGAAGGCGGTCTGCACTCGCTTGAGGCTTATCGTTAGCCCCGAGGAGAGCGGCTAGTTTATGCTCTTCAGCTTTATCAACAACGGCTAATTCGCCCATAGTTTTCTCCTTAGTAAGATTTACAATTTACCCTTATTAGTGTCATCAGTCAACACTAACTACGGCCTTATCCATCCAATTCGCCCCCGCTTCCATCTCTATGTCGAGAGGCAAGACAGGTTTGTAATTGAACCTAGTTTCAAGCTCTTCAGAAACGTCGCTCATGGCCCATTTCAGAGCCTTCACAACCTTTTCTTTCTCTCCGGGAAACACATCCACAACGATTGAATCGTGCACCGTAAGCATCAATTTGCTTTGGAGATTGAGCTTAATAAATTCACGCAAAGCGCGAACACACGACAATGGAACAATGTCCGCTGTCGCGAATGATTGCACAGGGTAGTTAACCACTGCCGTAGCATTAGTTATCCGGCCACCACGCAATCGTTTAGCGTCTGGAAAAAAGAATTCACGCCCGGAAGGTATCCGGACAATTCCATTCTTCAACACGCCATCCATCAAAGTCTGATGCCAACGCTTCAGGCCCTGATAAATATTGAAATACTCTTTGAAGTACGTCTGCACATGAGGGGGCTCTGACATTCCAAGCCCGCCATATAGTGGTGCAAACGTATAAGCCTTCGCTTTTTGGCGAAGATCTTTCGTTACTTCATCAGTACTAATCTGGTTAATGATTGAGGCAGTCTGTTTGTGAACATCCTTACCACCCAAAATATCTTCAATGATCTGTGGATCTCGTGATAGTTCCCCAGCCACTCTAAATTCAAGGCCAGAAAAATCAGCCTCTAATACTTCCCCGCCATCAAACCGGGATATAACACAACGACGAACCGGGAAGGTACCGCCACGGGGCTGGTTCTGGAAGTTCGGGTTACTTGAACTTAGTCTGCCTGTACGGGTGGTTGTCTGGTTAAACTGAGCGTGTAGTATTCCATCCGGCCGTGTGTAGGTTTTGATACCAGTGACAAAACTATCAAGATAAGTGTTGATAGCATTCAGTCTACGGATGCCAGTTAGAAACTGTATCGCTTCGAGATTATCCTTACGTTCAGCCTGAGCAATAAGACGTTCAATGGTTGTCTTATCTGTTTTGAACCCGTTGATCGATGCGTCGTTAGGCCCTTCAGGCACAAGCTTTAGACCAGCTACTTGACCAGTCTCCATCAACGTGAACCCTTGACCGTCGCAACTTGTGCATTTGGTTAAGTTGATCCAAGGCGTACCATCTTTTTTGTACTTCTGGATTTTCCCCTTACCTTTGCAAGGATCGCAATGATATGCGACTGTCTTCATTACCCTACGGGTACTTTTCCTTACCGTGTTGGCAAACTGAGACTGGCTCATTCTAGGTGGGTATAGAGGCTTACCGTTCCAGCCTACGCCGATATTAAACGCCCGCTTGTGGTATTCCTTATCGTGCACATAACGACTGTACACCACCTTGGTCATGTCTATGCCGCTGTTCAGGTTAATAGGCGTATCGCCCATCACGGATGTAACGATATCTTTGAGTGTCTTTTCGATTGTCTCTTTCTCTTCAAGGAAGTCTTTCTCCACCTTGTTGAGAGCGTCCATATCAATCTTGATGCCGTTGCATTCGATCTCGCAAAGAAACATCATCATTTCATTCATCAGTTCAAAGACTGGTTTAAGACCCTTATTTGAGTCTTTATTTAGGTCTTCTTGCTGATCCAAATAGATTTCAGCGCATGACTGTACATCTGCTTCAGCGTATTCAATCACCACGTCCAAAGGCATGGCTTCAAAACCAGTACCACCTTTGAACATTTCATCGACTAACTCAGATTTCTTACGCGTCACGTCACGACGTTCGGCTGTAGCTTTAAGCGACTTACTAATCTGTCTAGCCCGGGCAAAGATGTACTCACCAATCATGGTGCAATACATTTTAGCTGGGATGGGCAGACCGGATTCCAATAAGTACAACAAATCGAATTTTGCATTGTGGGCCACGCCAAGATCAGCGGACTTCAACGCCTGAATAAAATCATCTGGTTTGTCAGAGCTTTCGATTTCGTTGTGAAAGAACACACGGCTTTGGGGTTTACCTAACACCCCATCTTCAATCATTAGCCAGTGAGCACTTACCATTCTGTTCTTAGGATGGAACGGACTGTTATCAATTATTCCGTTTTCTCGCTGTACGGTTGTTTCCAAATCAAACACTATTATCTTCATTCTACTCCCCATTTTCGTTCTGCTAGAAACCGCCACAATGTTTCTATTGGTTGCATTTCTGTGGCGAACATGAACAAGCGTTCCCCGTACCCGAAGTCATGCTTCTGGGACTGTTCCTTGAACACTTTTCTTGTGACCCAGCCGTTTACCGACATCACGTCCTCGTCATCTGTACGGCCAACCAGAATGGCGATTTCAGCACGGAACTTCTGCATCGTGTCAAAGATGAGAGGCCCTTGCTCTTCGTTCGTGAATTTTACATCTACTGGAATTCCATCAAGCCAGAGATCAACACCGCCATCTGAAAGAACATTGATCACCGGGGGCTCTGCATTAAACAGACGCGCTACAGCAAACTCAGCTTTGTAGCCGAATGCGTTAGCCTCTTCCCTTGATTGTCTCTCGTTTTCTAGACGTGGGTTAAACCCTTGCATCTTACAGAGCGCGACAGTATCGGCTCCCATAATTTCGGACGTATGGCTGTCCTGCCTACTTAGTCGTACCTTCATTGCCAACTTACTCAACATATCTACTAATTTGTGGCTGGATGTTGCAGATCACGGTGCCGTGCCATCCAGAGAGTTTGTTTTTGGAAATGGTTAGATAACGAGTGTTATCGGGGTCAGTGTCGTCCACATCCCCGGCCTCGTGTTTGCCAATGCCGATACACAGATCAAGCTCGGCCATCTTACCAATCTTAGATCCTTCCATGTCGAAGCCTGACAAACGAGTACGGCCGCGAGCCTCATTGGATGCTTGCGATACGGTAATGACAGCGCATTGCTGACGCTTGGCTAATTCACGGAGTGATCGATACAGTTCACGCAGTCTTTCATGTGACGCTGAAAACTGACCATTGATATGAACCTTATCACCTTGGTCGATGATAACTACGTCCGCTGACATATGCTCGACATATGCCTCAATCTTTTGCAGATCCCATTCTTGAATGTCTTTCATTTCAAGACGGTCTTCGATTGCTTTGAACCTTGTCCGGGCGGACATCGGATCTTTCACAATTTCTTCACGCGTCATGCCGCCCCAAGCTTGCATAGCCCGAAGCATAGTACGCCGTGTCTCTTCCTCGTTCCCTAAATACAAAACCTTCGCACCCTGTTCACAGAAGCCACCGGGGCCACAAGTGATAGAGATTGCGAAGGCTGATTTACCTGTCTCAGGTAGTGCGAAGATTGTTCCGAATTCGGCAGGGCCGATCCCGTAGACGTTGCGTGATAGTGTGTTGATGTTGAACTTCCAACGCGCATCATCTGAAGTGAGGCGAAGAAGCTCTTCTATATCTTTGGTGGTTGTTTCACCGAAATCGTTTGGCATTACGCCTTCACGAACATTGTCCAGTAGAGTGGACAAACGTGACATCGCATCCGGTACGCCCTCAGTGAGCTCAATACCTAAGTTAGCAATCTTGTGACCTACATGACGCTTCCATAGCTCTTTCAATAAATCTTGAGCCACGCCTTCATTCAAAGGCTCTTCACGTTCAATGCGTTTGATTAGATCTGATACGGTGTCATTTTCAGCGCGGGTAGCTACTGGGTTGTTCTTTTCCCAGATAGCCAGAACATCATCTGTGCTTAGATCTGTCTGATATTTATCATGCCCCTCAGCGATACATTCGTAGATGTCTCTTAGCTCTTCTTCAAACAACCGAGGGGTCAGGTTGGTTTTGTTCGACGTAAAAAAATCTGCCGAGAGCAGACGTTTCAATATTTTCATTTCCATATTAGTGCTCTTATTCGTGCCTCGTAACGACACCAAGTATACACTAGTTAGTGTCACTAGCAACAAAAATTTGAACACAAAAAAACCCCGCATTGCGGGGCCTCTTGAAAAGTAGCTATTTTAGCTAAGTTAGCTAACTCGCAACTTCATCTTTTTGATGTCGGGCTTTTGGTCACCCCTACGTTCACGGATATCTACTTCGTGGTGTAACACTCTTGGGTTACCTCTACAGAGTGCGTCTATCGCATCTTGTAATTTTTTCTGTTCTTCTGCGGCCTGAATAAACCCTTCCGGGCAATCATAATCAATAACCACCAGCCCTCGTACTTTCATTGACTTCTCCCAATATTGTTTTTGCATCCATATATTTGAAGTCGTCACGGATAAAGCAAACCGTTGTATCAACAAAACCCCCAAGACTCCTAGCTACTTGTATAGCCTTTTTACTAGCGTCCTTGTCAAGACATATAATTATCTTTTGATATCGCCCTAGTTGTATGCGTTGTACTGGCGATATATTGGTTCCTAGTAAAGCTACGCCTGTATATACGCCTGTAGCGTATACAGCACACGCGCTGGCGGCATCTTCAACAACAAGAGCGGTGGGTTTATCTCCTACGGCTAATACGCCGGACGTATTACCATACGATAGCCATTTGGGTTTAGCATTCTTATCTAATGTACGTCCTACTGCACCTTCATTATTATTCATCCAGAATAATACCCGGTTGTTAGCAGGATCATATGTAATCTCTACGGCCTTGTCTTCGTACGCGTTATAACAATTGTTATTACGAAGATAAGTTATAACATTTTTATGATGTTCTACTGAAGAATTAATACTTGGAAGTGATAACGTACGCTTTTCCGTACAACATGAGTTTGAACATCCATTACATGATTTATCAAACTTACTCTTTATAGCTTTAATACTATATCCAACTCTTTTAGCACCTCTGGCTCCGCATGATGCTTTATAACAGTTCCATACAAGTGAACCATCATTGTTGGAAATTGTGAGAGTATATTTACCACCGCAAAAGGGACAATCAATACGTTTTGTTTCTTCTTCCCTGACCCTGACCTTGCTTACAACCTCGTACTGTTCCGCTCTTGAATACATTACCTACCCCTATAGCTCGGCCCCCCGAAGCGGGCCTCGCTTTTATACACCCGAAAGTGCAATCCGTCAACAATAATAGTGACACTAGTTATGGGCTTTACCACGCAATAATTACACAACATATTGAAATTATTGTATAACTGCATAACCTGAAGGTCGTAGGTTCAAATCCTACTCCCGCAACCAAGATTCTGAATACATTCCATTTTCATCAGCCCAGTTAAGTGGGGTTGAAGAAAGTGGAAGTTTCGGTCTTGTGACACTAACTATTCCCACAATATTTATCGACATCGTCTTTAAGAATGTCTTTGCCATTTCCTTCAAGAGGGGCATGACACGATGTGCAATAGATTGTGCCCGGATCATCATAATAAGTTTTTCCATGTGTAGTGCGCCCGCACCAATCACATTCTCGAAATTCTTTCCACACTAGGAAAGAGGGGAAGTCCCTGCTCGTAAACGCCATCACTATTCTCCTCATACGTCATTGTCCCACGCACGTCCTT